ACACTTTCGACTTTCCTAATTGCAACTCTAAAAAGAAAAAAAAGAAATGAAACGACAACACAATACAATGTTAATAGGTTTACTTGGTACAATCCTTCTAGGATTATCTACTTATGTATTGATGACTATTGTAGAACTTCAAGTTCATCTAGGAATGCTTACAGAAGAAATCATGTCAATAGATAAACAGATTGGAAGAATTTACAATCATATGGATAGGCTAACAAGTAAGTAATGAAACATTTAGTATTATTTATATACCATTGGTCAACCGTACTAAGTTCATGGTCTTGGCAAAAACTTTATAGCAATAGAAAAACTGGATTAGGATATAAAAATGACAACAGATAATAAAGAAAAAGTAAATTCTTTTGAAGCTAAAACAAAAGCGTTACCACAATTACTAGTAGATAAAGCATATGAAATGCTAACTAGTGGAGACAAGTTAACAGCCAGTGAATTAAAGGTTTGTTTAGACGCTTGTAAGACTTATGGCGTTGAGATTGAATCTAAACCTACAAACTCAATAACAGAAGATTTACCATTTAATGAAGAATAAAAAAATTAAAGATGTAGAACCTAGTGTTAAAAATTTTAAGAATTTTTTATACTTGGCTTGGAAACATCTATCACTACCAGAACCTACAGAAATACAATACGACATAGCTGATTTCTTACAAGAACCAAACAAAAGAATAGTTATAGAAGCGTTTAGAGGAGTAGGTAAATCATGGATTACATCCGCTTTTGTATGTCATCAATTATTACTAAACCCTCAAAGAAACATTCTAGTAGTATCAGCAAGTAAAAACAGAGCAGATGACTTTAGTACATTTACACAAAGATTAATTTCTGAAATGCCTTTGCTAAAACATCTAACTCCTAGGGATGACCAACGTCACTCTAAGATTAGCTTTGATGTAGCACCCGCACGAGCTTCGCACGCTCCCTCAGTTAAATCTTTAGGTGTAACATCGCAGCTTACGGGTAGTAGAGCAGATTTAATTATTGCAGATGACGTAGAGTCAGCTAACAACTCACAGACTCAATTAATGAGAGACAGACTAGGTGAGACAGTTAAAGAATTTGATGCAATTATTAAACCTGAAGTAGGACGTATTGTATTTCTAGGTACTCCACAAACTGAAATGAGTTTATATAACTCAATGGAAGAGCGTGGATATAAGACAAGAATCTGGACAGCGTTATATCCTACTAATGTACAGAAAATAAACTTAGGTGAAAAGTTAGCACCTATAGTTTTAGACAAATTAAACAAAGATAAAAAATTAGAAGGTAAACCTACAGACCCTAAGAGATTTGATGAAATAGATTTAATGGAACGTGAAGCGTCTTATGGACGTTCTGGGTTTCAATTACAGTTTATGTTAGATACAACTCTAAGTGATTTAGAGAAATATCCATTAAAATTAAATGACTTAATTGTAGTATCTGGGTTATCTTCATGGAAAGAGGCTCCCGCAAAGATACAATGGGCCTCTAGTACAGACCAAATCAAAAGTATAGACAGTGAATTACCTAATGTTGGCCTAAAAGGTGACTATTGGGTAGGCCCTATGTATACAAGCCCCGAACATGCTAAGTTTGAAGGTTCAGTAATGTCCATAGACCCCTCTGGTAGAGGTGCTGACCGTACTGGGTACTCAGTGGTCAAGATGTTACATGGAGTGCTATACCTGACTCACTGTGGAGCATTAAAGGGTGGTTATAGCGATGAGACACTAGAGAGATTGAGTCAAATAGCTAAAGAACAAGATGTTAACTATGTGGTTATTGAGAGTAACTTTGGTGATGGTATGGCTACAGCCTTACTAAAACCTATAATGTCTAGAATACATCCTTGCACAATAGAAGAAGTAAGACATTCTAAACAAAAGGAGCTGCGTATTATAGATACGTTAGAACCAGTTATGAACCAACACAGATTAGTTGTATCTCAAGAAATTATTAAGGAAGACTTTAAGTTAGACCCAGACCATCAACTGTTTAAACAGATGACTAGGATAACTAAAGACAAAGGTGCTATTAAACACGATGATGCTATAGACGCATTGTCTATTGCAGTAGCATATTGGACTGAACGTATGGATAGAGACCAGGAATTGTCATTTAATGAACATAAAAACGACTTATTAAAAGTTGAATTAGATAAGTTCATGGAAAGTGCAGTTGGTCAAAAACCTAGGTCTACTAGGTGGATTTGATAAGGCCCCTTATTAGAACCAGTGGGGTAAGATGTCCCTATAAGTATACTGACATCGCACATACCACATATTACATACTAAAGGAGACTAAATGTTAATTGAAGTGTTACTATTGGGTTATATACCCCTATATTTTGCTAAAAAAATGCGAAAGGGTATCATTATAATAAAGTCGGGCGTTTTCCCCCCAGGCGTGTAATTTGCGGGACGTTCTTGGTTTGTTCTACTTGTTTTTTCTAGGTTTCAATCGGTTATATTAACCGTTGGTTTACTTTGTTCTCTCTTTTTTGTTTTTTTTTGGCTTTGTCTTTTCGGTGTGGTCTATTTTTTTTCTTAACTCTTAGATCCTAGGGCCAACACTCAAGGCCAACATCAAGCCAACACTATGAACATGACTAAGGGCCAACGCTAGGCCCAACATCAAGACAACATCAAGAGACAATCAAAAGACATCATGACAATATTTTAAAACTTTAAGATTTATTAAATTATTCTATTTACTTAGAAATTCATTTTTTTGGGCTTAGGGTCTATATCATAAAAGTTATTGAAGGGCCTTCTAAGGGCTTGTATGGGCCTTTAAATTTTGCTGATTTGTCTATTTTTTGTAATTTTCAATTTTTTAATTGCTTTACCTGGACTTTAGAATCATTCTAAACAGCCAATAGAGCTCATGAAATAAGGCTTATTCTATTATATAAATTATATTCATAGAATTGATTAATCCGCTTGTAGATTAAATTCAAATCTATATAAATAACTAGCCGTGAGTAATTTTAAAAATTTAATCAGTTTGAATATCAATTTTATTGATAACGAGATTAAGCTAGTAGAAATAAACTCAATGACTAAATAACGTAGGGCCTTTGCTCTGGTTTCGTGGCTAGGATAAGCGAAATAACTTAACCGAAAGTAATTAATTAATTTTAATTATGAATATTTTTTGAAGGGCCTTAATAGTGAGAGCCAACAGAAAAGGTAAATATGTTAAATAATGTTGTAATTTTTAAAACGTTTAAATCAAGACAAGATATAGAAAAAGCAAAATGTCCCGAACCAATTAAAGGATGTAATGAGAACAATTTAAATGTTCGAGGCATGGAACCGAAAAGCCATATTGATGAAAATATATTTTTAGACAATACAAAAAAAGTATTTCAAAACGCTATTGATAAAAATACTTTCACATGGTCACAAGTTAGAGATGAAAATAATTATATAATGTATATGTGTTCAAACTCTCAATATGATTATTTTAAAAGTAAGTTAACCAAAACAAGTTATAGAGTAGAGCGTTAAATTATGTTTAATGCTGTAATGTTAGCCGTCACGTTTGCTTTGTCGTTTGCTCTCATGTTTTTAGGTGTCATTGTTGCAATACATTTTAAAACGTGGATAGGCTTCGCAATAATTATAATTGGGTCACTAAGATTTTTTAGAGACTTACATTATAATTAAATTTTAATCGCTCTCACTTTTAAGGCCCTTCATTCACTATCTAGATACATTTATTTTTTATCAATACAGAAAAGGTAAATATGAAAAAAGAAAACTTAACATTTATTAAATCTAAGAAATTATTAAACTTAGACAATAACGCCAAAACAGTGAAGGGCCAAAAGTTTAACTATATGACAGCAATTTTATATCTTGCTTCATGGGTTAACAGCGGTTTTAACACTTGCAATTCAGCGTCTATTGGTTGCCGTAACGCTTGTTTATATAAAGCGGGTCACGGGGCCTTTAATAATGTTCAGCAAGGCCGAATTAATAAAACTCGTTGGTTCTTTTTAGAACGTGAAAGTTTTTTAATTCAGTTAAAAAAAGAAATCGAATTGTTTATTATTAAATGTAATAAAAAAGGCTTTAAGCCTTGTATTCGATTAAATGGAACTAGTGATATTCCATGGGAATTATACGGAATTATTCAATCATATCCGAACGTTCAGTTTTATGACTATACTAAAAGTTATAAACGGGCTTTAAAATATATTGACGGTAAATTTCCCGAAAATTATCACATCACATATTCTTTATGTGAGGACAATAAAACAGAAGCGTTTAACATTTTAAAATTAGGCGGAAATATTTCAGCGGTATTTCGAAAATATATTCCGACAACTTTTAAAAATTTTAGCGTTATCAATGCCGATGAAACCGACTTGAGATTTTTGGACAATGTTAAAAATCAAGTAGGCGGTCTTATTTGTGGCTTGATTGCTAAAGGCCCCGCAAAAAAAGATTTAAGCGGGTTTGTTTTAGACGCTCAATAACAACACAACAGAAAAGGTAAATATGACACTAAATGAAATCGTAAAGATAACGCATGTAATAACGGGCCGACAAACGCCTTGCAACATTGTGAAATTTTTGAATGAAGAGTATTACTCTCAATCAAAAGGTAAAACAATCACGTTCGGTGAAATGGATTTATTTTATTACATCAACGCAACAAATAAAGAATTTCGAGAGTTGGACGCAAATCAAAACGCTCTTAATTCTTTAAGACAAATTAAAAATATTTTAGGCCCTATAGCCTAAATTTAAAAACCGATAAAATCTAAATGTATCTTGATAGTGAATTTTCATATGTTCACTACTTGAAAAAAAGCTTTGAAATAGTTTTTTTATTTTCAACGGCTTTTTTTCTCGAAACCTTAAATCTGTAATTGCGAAGGGGCGAGGGGCGACCTAAGTCCCTTCGTTTACAGATAGGGGCGAGACAACAATCAATCATAAAATACAGAGAAGGGGCGACTATGAACGTACTGTCATTATTTGACGGGATGTCGTGCGGTCAATTAGCATTGCAAAAAGTAGGGGCGAATGTCACTAACTATTATGCAAGTGAAGTTGATAAGTACGCAATCCAAGTAGCAAAAGAAAACTTTCCTAATACAATTCTTTTAGGGGATGTAACAAAAGTAGACGGTAACAGTTTTGTAAATGAAAGCAAAATTGATTTACTGATAGCGGGTTCACCGTGCCAAGGTTTCAGCCG